CCAGCCGGGGACGCTCGTGAGTCGCAAGGTGCTGCATAAATCGCACGTGATTCATCGGCCGCATGTGACGATCACGACCACCCAGTGCCGCAGGCACGTGAACACTTCAGACGGCATGAACATCGCCGAGCGGGATGAGGATGTGACTTGCAAGTTCTGCTTACGGCTCATGCGACCGCTGTATATGGACACTGCCGAGGCGCGTCTACGCTTCGCCTCTGATGCCAACGAGAAGCCTTGCGCCTCTGGCTAGACATCGAGACGCGTTCGGCGGTGCCCATTAAGCAGGGCATAGCCAAATATGCGACTGATGCCCAAGTCATCATGTGGCAATGGGCTATCGACGACGGCCCCGTACATGTCGAGAATGGGTTGCCAATTCCGCCTTTGGACCTGGTGTTAGCCGCGAAGTGCGCAGACGAGATATGGGCGCACGGCGCTGAGTTTGAAACTACGGTACTTGTCACGGTGCCAACATGGCCCGCTATTCCGCAAAGCAAATGGCGCTGCACAATGGCTCTGGCCCGAATGCACGGGCTTATGGGCTCTTTGGACAAACTCTGTCAGATATTCAACATTCCCCAGGACGAAGCGAAGGACAAACGTGGTAAGGAACTCATCCAGCTATTTTGTGTGCCATGCAAAGATAATTCCTACAACGACAGGCACTCTCACCCCGGTCCTTGGGCCGAGTTTCGCGAGTATGGTGCGTCCGACGTTACCAGCATGCGCGCCATCTGGAAGCAATGCCCCAAGTGGAACGCTACCCCGCGAATGTGGGCGATCTGGCACCTAGACCAAAGGATGAATGCTCGAGGCGTCGCGGTGGACTTGAAGCTTGCCCAAGGCGCGATGGACGCGACGAAGAAAGCTAAAAAGCTCTTGGCCGATCGCACGGTTGAGCTCACCGAGGGCGATGTAAACAGCACTACGCAAGTTGCGCGGCTTCGAGCTTACTGCGATGCGTACGGCGTCTCACTTCCGGACTTGACGGCCGATACCGTTGAGCGGAGACTCGAAGACGAATCGTTACCTGAGCACATTAAGGAACTGCTCCGTGCCAGACAGCAAGCCAGCAAAGCTTCCACCGCGAAGTACCAGCGAGCGCTTAATCAGCACGTCGGTGGTCGCCTTAAGAATCTTCTTGTATTCTGTGGTGCTGCTCGCACTGGTCGGTGGGCTGGCCGCACACTTCAGCCACAGAATTTACCGCGCCCTAAGCACGAGCAGTGGGACATAGACCATGCCATCCAGCGATTCTCCGACGGAACAATTGAGCGGTACGCTCCGGATGAAGTTCTCGGACTTGCTTCAAGCGCACTCCGGGGACTTATTGTCGCTGGTGAAGGCCGCAAGCTTGTCACTAGCGATTTGGCAAACATTGAAGGGCGCATCATTGCATGGGTTGCGGGTGAAAGCTGGAAGCTAGAGGCGTTCACGGCCTACGACCAGGGCGAAGGCCCGGACCTGTACAAGATAGCCTACGCCTGCGCGTTTAACGTCGATCCCAATGACATAGGGGATAAAGATGATAGGCGACAAATCGGTAAAGTCATGGAACTCGCTCTACAGTACTACGGAGGCGTGGGTGCGTTTTGTTCGATGGCAGAGGTTTATGGCCTGCGTCTCGAGCAGCTTGCCGTCTCCGCTTGGCCTGTCATCCCTGCCAGCTTCAAGGCCGAAGCCAAGGCTGCTTGGGCGAAGGCCATCAAGCGAAAGCGCACCTACGGTCTAGAGGAACGCGTTTGGACTGTTTGCCATGCTCTCGTGCTCATGTGGCGCGCAGCACACCCGGCCATTTGCGCATTCTGGGCGGGACTAGACCAAGCTTGCAAAATGGCGACCAAAGTAAAGAACAAGGAGTATAAAGTTGGACCTCACATATCAGTTGATCGACAGGGAAACTGGCTACGTATCAGACTCCCTAGTGGGCGCTATCTTAACTATCCAGCGCCACGTGGAGACGATTACACCAGCTCGTACATGGGAATTGATCCTTACACACGGCAATGGTGTCGAATCAGCACATATTCGGGTAAACGGGCTCAAAATATCGCTGAGGGAGTTGGAGCCGACATCCTTGGGGACGGGTTGCTCGCCGCCGACGAAGCCGGATTCAACCCAATCCTAAGCGTCCACGATGAAGGTATAACGGAACCGCCCGATGACGAACGATATACGGACAAAGCTCTCAGCAGACTTTTGGTACAGTCGTCCTTTTGGGCTGACGGACTCCCTCTCGCCGCGGAAGGCTTTATCGCCTACCGATACAGAAAGTAAACATGTTAGAAAATACTGTCGAAGAACACCTGGTAAAAAGCGTCGAGGCGCACGGTGGCCGTTGCCCAAAGCTCGTTGATATCGGCCGGCGCGGGTTCCCTGATCGCACTGTGCTGTGGCCCTTTATAGAACCCAACACTTCCAAGGAAATCCATTTTATAGAAACCAAAACCATAGGCGGTAAAGTGAAACCCTGGCAACAGCGCTACCATACTGATCTTCGCTCGATGGGTTTTGGGGTATTCGTTATCTGGACTAAAGAGCAAGTTGACGACTACATCGAAGAACACGCGCCGGCTAAGTGGAAGTGAAGCCTTTAGTCCTTCGCCCAATCCAAAAGCCGATGATCGATTGGGCGTGGGAGCACAAGCGCTGCGCAATTTGGGCAGGGATGGGAAGCGGTAAGACATCGGCAATGGAATACCTAATTGAACTACTCAAACTTTGTGGACAGGTTGGTGGATCAGATGAGCCGTGGCTTATCTTGGGACCAATGCGCGTCGCCAGAGACGTATGGCCTGAAGATATGGCACGATGGGAGCAATTTTCACATACAAACATTGTTGCTCTCACAGGTACGCCTAGACAACGAGCCGACAAGCTCAAATCCAAGGCAGCTATATTTACCATTTCCTACGAGCTAGCGCCTTGGTTAGTAGATCACTTCGGTGACAAATGGCCGTTTAGGTACGTAATAGCCGACGAATCGGACAGGCTCAAAGGCTTCAGACTAAATCGTGGCGGGCAGCGCGCACGGGCCTTGGGGCGGATTGCGCACAACATGACCGACCGATGGATAAACCTTACCGGCACCCCGTCGCCCAATGGCCTTAAAGACTTATGGGGACAGACTTGGTACCTGGACAAAGGCCAGCGTCTTGGGCGCACCTATAGCGCCTTTTGCGATAGGTGGTTCCGTCAGGACTGGAGCGGATTTGGCATTGAGCCCATGCCGCATGCCGATAAGGAAATTCACGCGGCGCTTGAGGATATTTGCATTACGGTAGACCCGAAGGATTACTTCGATCTCAAAGAGCCCATCGTCACCCAGATTAAAGTCAAATTGCCCGAAGCCGCGCGCAAGATATACAAGCAGCTGGAGAAAGAGCTATTCGCCAAGCTTGCAGACGGTGAGGAGGTGGCTGCATATAATGCCGCAGCTCTAACCAACAAGTGTTTACAGTTAGCTAATGGTGCGGTGTATACTGACTACCCCAATTGGAGCGCTGTCCATGATGAAAAGATCGCCGCTCTTGAATCGATTATGGCTGAGTCTGGAGGCGTTCCGCTTCTTGTCGCGTACTCGTTTAAATCCGACTGCGCAAGAATCAAGCGTGCTTTTCCGACAGCTGTCGAACTTAGCATGGATGACGGAATGCGGGCTTTCCGATCAGGCAATGCGCCGATTGGCCTCGCGCATCCTAAATCAATGGGCCACGGAATCGATGGGCTGCAATCCGTCACAAACATCCTCGTCCGGTTTGGACACGACTGGAACCTGGGGGAGCGAATGCAAATGCTTGAGCGCGTGGGAGCGATGCGACAACTGCAAAGCGGATTTGATCGCCCCGTTTGGGTCTACGATATCTGCGCATCAGACACAATCGACGAAGACGTGATCGCAGCACATGTATCAAAGCGAAGCGTACAAGACCAATTGCTTGAAGCGATGAAACGTCGCCAATGACCCAAGCCTTGCAGATGTTCGCATCGTGCTTTCTCTACGTCCTATGCCGGGCATTCCAGCAACGCAACGTGGCCTTCGCTAATTACGGTTGGATCGTGCCCACCTCCTACTGCATGGCGGTACTGGACGTGTTCATAATTGCCTTTATAGCGCATGCCGGTTGGACGCCGCTGGTCGTCTTCGCTAACGGTTCGGGCGGGTGCCTGGGAGCGCTGCTCGCTATCTATCTCCACAAACGTTGGGTGAAACAATGAGCATCGATGACACGATCAAAGGCCGAGACGCTAGCTATGGGCCGTTTGCCAAGCAGGCCGGCATGGCGCAGACGCTTAAAGCTATCATGCGCACGGCAGGTGGCTGGGACAACCTGGATTCGGACATGAAGGAGGCCCTAGACATGATTGCCGCCAAGATGTCACGCATTCTGATTGGCGACCCGAAAATAGCCGATTCCTGGCACGATATTGCGGGGTACGCCCGGCTAGTGGAATTGCGCCTGGCACCTGGGGTAAACTCGACCAATGGCAAAACTAACAGCCAAAACGCGGAAAGCGATCCCAGCGCAGTCTTTCGCTCTGCCGGGACGACGGTACCCTATCGAGGACAAGAATCACGCGCGGAACGCCCTAGCCAGAGTTTCGGGCAATGGTACCCCTGCGGAGAAGGCGACTGTTAGGGCTAAGGTTCATAGTAAGTTCCCTGATATTGGCAAGAAACTGGGAGATGAATTCTAATGGCTGATCCGACCAAACCCGATTCGGGGTTCGCAAGCGCCCTTGTCGCACTGCTACAGCATCTAGGCACCACCTTGGCGCCTAAACCCTTGGTTGCGCCCCAGCACGTACTGGACGCGCAAGAAGCCGCAGCGATGGGCGGACAGCAGCCCGCAGTTGCGCCCCCTGCCGCTGCGCCTGTGCCGCAGGGCCCTGTGCCTCGCGTCCCCTTGGGCAACCAATCGCCGGGGCTGGGCAACTCCTGGTGAGCTACGAGCATTTCTTTGATACGCACGACGGGCGTCAGGTAGACAAGTGGCGCCACTACTTTCCGATCTACGACACCCACTTTGCCCGCTACCGCGGGCAGTCGCCGCGGGTGCTTGAGATCGGCGTAGACCATGGTGGTTCGCTACAGCTCTGG